GTCACGATCGCGGGCTCCATGCTGCTCAACGCGGTGCTGCCGCCCGCGGTCGCCACCGTCAATACGAACAGCGGCCTGGCTGCGAGCTCGACCTACGGCGCCGACGGCGCGAAGAACACCGCGGCGGAAATGATTCCGACGCCGGTCGTCTACGGCACCTTCCGCACCGCCGGCAACGTGATCGGCGTGCACACCGAGGCCGACGGCAACAATCAGATCCTCTACATGCTGATTAATGCCGGGGAGGGGCCGATCGCGTCCATCTCGGGCATCAAGATCAATGACCGCGACCTCTCCGAGTTCTCGGAAGTCTCGGTGCAGACCCGGCTGGGCGACCCGATGCAGGCGCCGATCGACTGGTTCAGCTCCGTCATCACGCCCTACTCGAAGCAGGTGAAGCTCCCGAAGGACGGCAGCTACCTCACGTTTTCCACGCAGGGCAACGTCGAGGCCGTGCGCGTGGACTTCAACTTCCCGAGCGGCCTCTTTGCGGTCAACAAGAAAAGCGGCAGCTTTGAGAACAACTCGGTGGCGCTCGAGGCCGACTACCGGCTGGTGGGCAGCAGCGATTGGACGCCCTTTAGCAGCTCCTCGCCGCGCTACGTCAACGCGCGCGTGACGCCCATCACGAGGATCGGCGTGGGGAACGTGCCGGGCACGCTCTACGACAGCGAGAACTACCAGTGGGATCCGACGCAGGTCATCACGGACCTGAACATCTCGACCGACGGCGGCACGGTGCTCGATGTCGTGCGCGCCGCGGTCATGGCGAAATACGGCAGCTATGTGGGCAAGCAGGTGAGCCAGTGGCCGGTCGCGAAAGCGGGCACCGTGTCGGTGGCGGTTACCGTGCCCGCCGGCAGCGTCGCGCTCGTGGTGACGGAGAAGCTCCAGTCGACCGTGCGCCGCAGCTATCTCTCGCCGCAGCTCACGCTTGGCAAGTATGAAGTGCGCGTGCGCCGCAACCCGAACTACATCGATTATTCGGCCAACACGAACGGCACGAAGATCACCACCGACACGAGCACGACGGCGAGCTCCGACTGCTTCGTGGGTGACGTGAACGAGATCCTCTACGAGGGTGTCGGCTACAACCACACGGCGCTGCTCGCGATCCGCGTGAAGATGGACGACCAGATTTCGGGCGTGCCGTCGGTCACCTTCATCAACGGCGGGCGCGTCATCCCGACCTTCACGCGCGCAGGCGGCGTCGTGAGCCAGGTCGACCGCGCGAACAACAATCCGGCCTGGGTGCTGTGGGACGCGCTCACGCACTGGCGCTACGGCGGCGGGATCGACACGAGCCGCCTGGACCGCTCGGCATTTTTCGACTTCGCCGAGTTCTGCGACGCGAACGGCCTGACCTATGACGGCGTGTTCGACACGAACATGAACATCTGGGACGCGTGCCAATACATCGCACGCGCGGGCCACGGGCAGCTCGTGCCGGTCGGCACGCGCTACTCGGTCATCATCGAGCGCGCGAGCGACCCGGTGATGATGTTCGGCATGGGCAACATCGTCGAGGGCACGTTCAAGCAAAGCTGGATGAGCCGCACCGATCGCGCGACCGAAGTGGATGTGACGTTCTCGGACAAGGACGACGACTACAAGTCGAAGACGGTAAAGGTGGCCGACGCATCGGCTGCGCTCGAAGGCCGCCCGCAAAACGCCGCGGCGATCACTGCCTACGGCGTGGTCGACATTCAGCGCGCCTACCGCGAGGGCGCGCTCCAGCTCAACATCAACCGCTACCTCACGCAGACTGCTGAATGGCAGTCGCCCATCGAGTCGCTCGCGTGCGCCGCGGGCGATGTGGTGCTCGTGCAGCACGATCAGCCGGCGTGGGCATATTCCGGGCGTCTTGGCGGCGGCAGCACCACATCGGTCATCAAGCTCGACAAGCTCGTGACGATGGCGGCCGGCAAGACCTACAAGCTGCTGCTGCTCGCCAACACCGCCAACCGCGGCGCGGGCACGGTCACCTCCGTCGGGGATAGCTTCCTCGGCATCCCGGGCACGCCGACCGCGATGCGCGTGCGCCGCGTGCGCAACGCCAATGGCATCGAGGCGGGCATCACGGCGGTCGTGGGCGATGGCGTCTACGTCGATTCGACCAACGGGTTCGCCGCCGGCCAGGCGGTCACGTTCTGGGACACCGACGTGATCGAGGACCACGACGTGACGCTCACCGTGGGTGACACCGACACGCTCACGCTGCGTAGCCCCCTTGGCTTCGTGCCCGATCAGTTCACGAACTACATGTTCGGCGAGACGGAGAAGGTCAAGAAGTCCTTCCGCATCACGGACATCACGCTCGGCTCGACCGACATGACGCGCGCGATCAAGGCGCTCGAATACGTGGCCGACGTCTACGACCTGTCCAGCTACGACGATGTGGCGGACACGCTCACCGCGCCCATGCTCGACCCGTCGCAGGCGGCGATCGGCGTGGTGCAGAACGTGAGCGCGTATGAGGAAACCTACGTGCAGGGCGCGCAGATCCTCTCGCAGGTGCGCGCGACGTGGGCGCAGCCGGTCGCCGGCAACTACGCGGGCGCGAAGGTCTTCGTTCAGAAGAATGGCGGCGCATTCAACCTGACAGGCACAGTCAAGGCCGACACCAGCTTTATCGTGCCGGGCGTGCAAAAGGGTGACCGGTTGACCATCAAGGTGCAGGCGTTCGACATCTGGGGCAAGGACTCGTCCTACGATCAGTCGCCGATGGTGAGCTACACGGTGGTGGGCACGGTGAGCGCGCTCTCGACCGCCGTTGTCTCGGGCGCCGATTACCTCTGGGCCGGGCGCGACTGCAAGCTCTACTGGAACTACAACTCGGTGACGGCCTCGTTCGAATTCGGCAGCGAGCCGAACGGCGCCGACACGGGCGCGCGCGACCCGCACTTTCTCGACTACGAGATCCGGGTCTACGCGAAGCCCAACTACGGCACGAAGAACCAGAAGCTCCTGCGCACCGAGCACACGACGGACAACTCGTATATCTACACCTACGAGAAGAACTTCGCCGACGGCCTGCACCGCGAGGTGGTGTTCGAAATCGCCGTGCGCGACCAGTTCGGCAACGTCGGCAAGGCGGCGGTGCTCGACTGCTACAACCCGCCGCCGACCGTGCTCACGGCCGCGACGAACGCGAACTTCGAGTCCATCACGGTGAGCTTCACCCACAGCGACGACCCGGACTACGCGGGCGCGCGCATCATGCTGCGCTGGTCGGGTGACGTCGGTGCGCCGACCACGCCCGCCTATGACGGCCCGGACACGACCGTGCTGCTCTCGGGCCTGATGTTCAACGCCGACTACTACATCACGATCATCCCGTATGACGCGTTCGGCCTGGACGAGACGGTCCCGACCAACGAGATCCACGTCCACACGCCGTTTCTGGACGTCGAGGCGATCGCCGAGGGCGTGCTCAAGGACAGCCAGCTCATCCCGGCGCTGAAAACGCGCATCGATCTGGTGGACGCGCCCGAGTCGATCATCGGCTCGGTCAATCAACGCCTCGCTGACGCGAAGACGAAGCTCTCGGGCGACCTGACGGCTGCGATCACCAACGAGCAGCAGCTTCGCCAGGGCGCGGACAACAGCCTCGCCTCGCAGATCACGACACTCGTGTCGGCGAGCAACGCCAATACCGCGGCGATCACGAGCGAAGCCACCGCGCGCACGACCGCGACCGACGCGCTCTCAAGCCGTCTGGACTCGATCGCCGCGAACACGGGCACCAACACCGCAGCCGTGCAGGCCGAGGCCACCGCACGCACGAACGCCGACGCCGCGCTCGCCACGCAGATCAACACGGTCGCGGCCGCCTACGGGGTGGATGCGACGAACCTGTGCGCGAACCCGGTGGCCGCGGGCGGGCTGAACACCGGCTGGGGCTCGACGACGGTCCTCGCGGGCACCGCCGGCGACGTGCCGCTCTCGGCGCCCGCTGCCTACGTGTTTCGCTCGAACATTCGCGACAACCCCTACACGACCAAGACGGTCAGCGTCTCGGGCGGCCAGTCGCACTATCTGGAGATGCGCGCGGCGACGCCAGTGGCCGCCGTCAACATCTCGCTCGGGCTGAAGTGCTCGGGCGCTGGCAAGGTCGATACGTGGGTGTGGGCGGGGTCGCTTGTCGCAACTTCGACCTGGACGCGGCTCGCGGGCAACGTGACGATCCCCGACGGCTACACGAGCGCACAGCTTTACGTGCTGATCGACTTCGGCGCGGGAGCGAACAACGACAAGAACCGCTGGTATTTCACGGACGTCGAGTGGCGCCCGGCCTCGCTCGTGCAGCCTGCGATGGCCGCGATCAGCACCGAGCAGACCGCGCGCGCCTCCGCGGACGGGGCGCTTTCGACCCGTATCGACAGCGTGAACGCTTCGCTTGGCACGACCAACGCGAACGTGCAGACGGAGATCAACGCGCGGGTGGCGGCCGATAGCGCGAACGCGAGCCAGATCACGCAGGTTCAGACGAATCTGAACGGCGTGAACTCGTCGATCCAGCAGAGCTTGAGCGTCACGAACAGCAACGTGGGCGGGCTGCAGGCGCAATACACGGTCAAGATCGACAACAACGGCCTCATCTCGGGCTTCGGCTTGGCGTCGTATCCGACCACGCAAGGCATCGTGAGCGAGTTCGCCGTCCACGCGCAGCGCTTCTCGGTCTGGATTCCGGGCTACCCGGGCATTCAGCCGTTCACGATCGGCGTGGTCTACGGGCAGCCGCGCGTCATCATCAGCAATGCACTCATCGGCGACGCTTCGATCGACAACGCAAAGATCGGCGACGCACAGATCAACGCCGCCAAGATCGCGACCGCGGCGATCAACACCGCGCACATCGGGCAGGCCCAGATCGATACGCTGCGCATCGGCCCGAATGCCGTGACGACGATGGTCATGTGGGGCGGCATGGGCAGCACGACGCAAAACGCCCGCCCGACCTACAACTTCGGCTACCAAGCGGTAGGCGGCGCGCTGCTGGTCATGGTGAGCGGCAATTGCGGATCGTCCAGTGGCGGCGGCGAAGGTTCGGCCGTGGGCGGCGGGGTGACGGTGACCAGCTCGAACGGCGGTGCGACTGGCATTAGTGGCGCCGGGGTTGTCACCACCAGCGCAGCACAGTTCCCGGCCATCAACGGATACGTCACTTTCACTGTGTCGTGTAACAACGCGAGCGGCGTGACACTCACCATTCTTGAGGCAAAACGATGACAGATTTCGCGTATGTGGCCGCCGACGCGGACGGCCGCATTCTCTACCACGCGCGCATGCCGTATGCGATGTTCCCGTTCCAGAGCCCGCCGCCCGGCGGGCGGTTCGTGGTCGGGTTCGGCAGCGCCGAGACGCACTACGTCAAGGGCGACGAGGTGCTTGAGCGGCCCGCGTCCACCGCGGTGCTTGATGGCATGACGCTCAAGAGCCTGCCCGTGCCGTGCACGATCACGCTCGAAGGGGTCGAGCACAACTGCACGGACGACACCTGCGAGCTTTCATTCAGCCACCCGGGCACCTACACCGTCACCGTGTCGGCCTGGCCGATGTTCGACGCCATCTTTGAGGTCACGCAAGCATGAAAATCCACCACAAGGTCGATGTGACGCCGCGGCGCGCCGCCGACTACATGCCGATTGGCGAGCAGCTTGACGCGCTGATGAAGGGGTTCGCCGCACTCAAGGAGCAGGGCATCGCGCTGCCGCCCGAGACGCTTGCGTGGATCGAGCACTGCCAGTCGGTGAAAAAGGCACACCCAAAGCCTTGATTCGATTGCCTAGTAAGTAACCCGTGACTTACAATCGGAGAGATAACAGTCTTTCCGACAAGGGTTCCTGCATGGCACAGCTCAAGCAAGTCTGCACCGTCACCAACGGCTCGCAGACGGTAACGGTGATCGGCGTGAATGTCGCCTACCGCATTCGCGCCAACAACATTTTCATGGTGTCGCCGGACCTTGTGCCTTACACGGTGGCCCAGGACGCGACCTTCGACGGCACGAACACGGTCGTCCAGCTCACGGGCGCCTATCAGGGCCCGAGCGGCGCGATGGCACAGGGCGCGTTCGTGACCGACTTCACGTCGCCCGACAACATTCCGCTCATCTCGCAGGGCGACGTCGGGACGGCGGCGATCTGGACGAAGGCGATGTATCAGCTGCAGGAGATGATCGGCAGCGTGACGCCGGCGGGCCTGACGGCATTCATCGCGCAGATCAACGCGACCGAGGCGGCGGCTGACGCCAGCGCCGCGGCCGCGCTCGTAAGCCAGAATGCGGCGAAGACCAGCGAAACGAATTCGAAGACCAGCGAAACGAACTCCGCTGCCAGCAAGACAGCCGCGCTCACGTCGCAAAATGCCGCGAAGACCTCGGAAACGAATTCGAAGACCAGCGAGACGAATAGCGCCGCGTCGGCCGCTGCATCGGCGACGAGCGCCACGGCATCGGCCAATAGCGCGACTGCTTCGGCTGCTTCGAAGACGGCGGCCGCCACCAGCGAAGCCAATTCCTCGAGCTCGGCCGCAGCCGCCCTTGCCTCGAAGACCGCCGCCGCGACCAGTGAGTCGAATAGCGCAGCTTCCGCCGCCGCATCGCTTGCCTCGCAAAACGCAGCGAAGACCAGCGAAACGAACGCCAAGACCAGCGAAACGAATTCGAAGACTTCGGAAACCAACGCCGCTTCCAGCAAAACGGCGGCGGCAGGTTCCGCGACTGCGGCCGCTGGTTCGGCAACGGCAGCCGCCGGCTCGGCAACTTCGGCCGCGTCTGACCGCGCGACGGTGCAGGGCATCCTCTCGTCGATGAACGAGCTGTATCTCGGCAACAAGGCAACCGCGCCGACGGTCGACAACAACGGCAACACGCTCAAGCTCGGCGCCGAATACTTCGACACCACGAAGCAGCTGCTCCGCGTCTACACGAGCACGGGCTGGCAGGATTACGACAAGGACGCCCAGACTCAGGCAGTGAATGCGACTGCCAGCGCGTCGGCGGCCGCCGGCAGCGCCTCGGGGGCGGCGACTTCCGCCGCCAATGCCCACACGAGCGAGGTGAATAGTGCCGCGTCGGCAGCGGCCGCGCTTGTCTCGCAAAATGCGGCGAAGACCAGCGAGACGAATTCGAAGACTTCGGAAACGAATTCGAAGGCTTCCGAGACAAATTCGAAGACCAGCGAAACGAACTCCAAGGCCAGCGAAAATGCGGCCGCGGCCAGCGCCGCGCACGCCGACCAGGTGGCGGCCGCGATTGGCAACCCGGTGTCGAAGGACGGCGACACGATGGCAGGCGACCTGTGGGTGGGCAATCCTGCATCGACGAGCGGCAAGACGCTCGGCACGAACTACCGGATGGGTGTCGCGCGCAATGCGCCCGGTAACTACCCATATGCGGTGATCGCCAACGGCACACTGGCTGTCGCATCTCCACCGGCGTCGCAAACGACGATCGGGAGCTTTTCGTTCCGCTGGGCCTCGACCACCTCGGACGTGCTCGCGGGCCAGGGCGCGGCCGATATCTATGGCTATGCGAACGCGGACGGCACGGGCGATCTCGGCCTCTTCGGCAGGTTCGCGTGCTTGGCAATGGGCGCGTTCTTGTCGGCACCAGCACCGACAACGGCGCCGACAAGCTCCAGGTGAACGGCACGATTCGCGGGGCTGCCTCGACCGGCGCGCTGCGCGCATCGAACGGCAGCGGCACCGGGCAGACCGGCATTTTCGTGAAGCGCGAGGACGCGCCGGCCGATGAGAAGACGTGGGAGATCCTGCACGCGTCGTCGGGCAGCTTCGTCATCCGCTCGATGAACGACGCCTACTCGGCATCGCAGAATGCGCTCGTGCTCACACGCCCGACTGGCGGTGGCATCGGCATCACGACGATGCAGCTGATGAATGGCGGCGGGCGCGTGCTGGTCGGCACCTCGACCGACGACGGCGCGACCCTGTTGCAAGTGGCGGGAACGCTCAAGGCATCCGGCAGTATCACGACCGCCGGCGCACTCAACGTTGATGGCGCGGCTGGCGCGGGCCGCTCGCTGTATCTGAAGACGGCGGGTTCGAACCGCTGGGAGATGGCCGCAACCGCGACCGCGGAAGGCGGCAGCAACGCAGGTTCGAACTTGGCGCTCAACCGCTACAGTGACACCGGCACCTGGATCGACTCGCCGCTCTCCATCGCGCGCTCGACGGGTATCGCGACGCTCTCGCAGCGCCCGATCTTCGGCACCGCTGTGCCGTGGGATAGCGCCAACGTCACGCCGTTCGACAAGGCACTCGGCGGCACGATCTCGGCACCGACAGTCATTGACGCGGCACCTTCAGCGACCAATGCGCACCTGAGCCTGCGGGGTTCGAGCGGCGCGCTGAGCACCGAGGCCAAGCTGCGCTTTCACGCAACCTTCGGCTCGGGCAGCGATCTGGGTCAGCGCATGGTTGCCTCGATCCGCGCGGGCTTTAACGCCGGGACGTGGGGCAAGGAATACCTCGACTTCTACCTGAACTCGGCCTCGAACGACGCCGCGACCGACGCGAACCAGACGCTTGCCATGCGCCTCACGTATGGCGGCCGGCTGCTGATCGGCTCGACCACGGACGACGGCAGCAGCAAGCTGCAAGTGAACGGCGCGATTCGCGCTGGCGGAACCGCTGCCGGACGCTACTTCGCGAACAGCGCCACGAACGTGCCTGTCATGGACTTCGGTGTTGGCACGCTCACTGGGCTGGCTGATAGCGTCGGACTGACGACGCTCACGTCAACGGGCGCGCTCGACTTCGGCACAAACACGACTCAACGACTGCGCATCACAAGCACGGGCCGCGTGCTTGTCGGCACGACAACCGACGATGGCTCGAGCCTGCTGCAAGTGGCGGGCGGAACGAGCATGACGGGTGGGCTCAACGTGCTCGGCGGCTCCTTCGAGTTCGGCTCGACGACTGCCGTGATGACGCCGTTCATCGACTTCCACAGCTCGGGTGTAAATCAAGACTTCGATTCGCGGATCATCGCCTCGGGCGGCATCTCAGGCACGCCCGGCGCCGGCACGCTCCAGCTTCAAACCGGGCAGGTCATCATCTACCACGGCTCGATGGCGCAGCTCAAGCTCTCGTCGGGAACCTACGTGCCGGTCCTTCGCTCGAACCTCGCCTCCAGCGCGATCGAGTTCGTCAACAGCGCCAACACCGCGGTCAACTTCACGGTAAACGATGCCGGCACCGTCACCGCACGCAGCACCGTCTATAGCCAGTTGGGCGGGGCCAGCTCGACGGGAGCCTTCCGCACGACTGGCGACTTTGGTGGCGCATTCGTTGACTGGAACAACAACCGCAACTTCGCGCTTCAGATTGATTCCGCGAACGCCGGCTCGGCTTATGGTGGCATTCGCTGGACGCGCTGGGGCGGGCGGCATCTTGCAGCAATCGAGGCCTACGAAGGCGGCTCAACCAGTGCGCAGCCGACGATCGTCTTCCATGTGGCGAACCAGAACAACGCGTGGACTTTCAGCAACAACGACATCACGCGCGGCGCTGGTGGCTACCTGTATGGCACCTGGAACTTCAACCCTTCCAACTACGTGTGGAAGGCCGGCGACACGATGAGCAACCCGCTCGCGGTGGTCGCCGGTGGTGACCCGAACGGCTACCAAGGGCGTGTCGGCCCCGGCTACATCAAGCTGAATGAATACAGCTATGGCGCCTACATCGACTTGGCCCGTATGTCGTCCGAAGACTACCGCTGGCGTATTCACTACAGCTTCGGCAGCGGCCAGCTCGAATTCCTCAGCAACGGCGGCCAAGGCATCAACTTCCTCACAGACGGCAACATCTATTGCGGTGGTCGCGGCTACGTGTGGGACGCGATCAACTCGAAGCTACCGACGAGCGGTGGCACGCTTGGCTACTGCTACATGAACGGCGGGGCGGTGGTCGGATACCAATACTTCGGCTACCTCAACAACACCGGAGCCTCCACCTACACCTCCCCGACCAACAACGGCACGTTCAGCCTCATCGCGGCGAACATGATCGCGGCAAGCCAAGTCTGGGCTGTGTCGGATGCGCGCCTGAAGACTGAGATCGAGGACATCGAAGAAGACGAGGCGATCGAGTTCGTTCAGCAGGTGGCGCCCAAACGCTACATGAAGGAAGGCGTGCGCGAGCGGGGCTTCATCGCGCAGGACGTCGGCAAGGCGCTCAAGGGCAAGGGCAGCGAGCTTTTGACCCTCACGCCGCGCGAAGAGCTCGAGGAACAGATCGACGAAGACGGCTTCGTGTCTCCCGAGGGCCACGCGCTGAACGTAAGCCACAACCAGATTATCCCGATCCACGCGTCGGTGCTGCGCAACCTGTTGCGTCGCGTCGAGGCGCTTGAAGCAGCACTTGCAGAGGCAGCTTGAAATGCACTTTCTCATCTACGACCCGGCGACCGGCAAGGCCAACGGAACGATGGAGCTCCCGGACGGGAGTTCTGTCCCGATGCCCAACGCGATCGAATGCACCGCTGAGCAGGCTGGGGCGCTCGGCCAGTATCGCGTCGATCTGTCGGGCGCCGCGCCCGCGGTCGTCGCGATTGACGCGACCACCTGGCTCAACACGCTCAAGGTGCAGCTCTCCGACGACATCGACTCGACGGTTGCCTCCGTCTACTCGACCTGGATGCGGTTTCAGGCCGAATACGAGTCGCGAGAGGCGGCCGCTCAAGCCTACAAGGGCGCCGGTTACACGGGCGACGTCTCGAAGTGGATCTCGGGCTTTTCCGACGCCGCGGACAAGACGCCGCAGGACGCGGCCGATCTGATCCTCCAACAGTCCGTGTCCTTGCGCGGCGCACTCGAGGCGCTTGGCGCGCTTCGCATGCGCAAATACGAAGTGCTGATGGCGGCCAGCAGTGACGCAGCCATCGCCACACACGCCTCGATCGCCGCCGCCATCCAGGCGGTTGCGGCAGCCATTCAGTGACAGGAGCAGCGATGAAGGTAGCACTATTCAAGGGCCGCCACCCCGGTATCAAGGGCTGGCTGGGTGTTCTCACGAAGTGGTGGACGCGCGGGCCGTATTCGCACGGCGAGCTCGTCATCGGCGAGATGACCGACGGCCGCTCGATCTGCTGGAGCTCGACCTATCTCGACAAGGGCGTGCGCCGTGCGCTGATCCAGCTGGACCCGGCCGATTGGGACGTGCTCGAGCTGGACGTGACCGATGCGCAGCGCGACGCCGCGTTGCAGTGGTTCCGCGAGCACGAAGGGCAGGGCTACGACGTGCTGGGCCTGTTCGACTTCGTGTGGCGGCGCGGCGATGGCGACAAGAGCAAGTGGTTCTGCACCGAAGCGGTCGCGGCCGCTCTCAACCTGCCCGAGCCGTGGCGCAAAGACCCGAACACGTTCGCCGCCGAACTGCGCGGTGATGTGCGCGCGAAGCAGCCCATTTCTGCGCTGGCCTGACAAAGTAACCCGTTACTATAATGGGAGGGTGCGGAACTCTCCCACTTCACTTCTCAAGGAGCATCACATGGCTATCAAGAAAGAAATCACCCAAGACGCAACCGGCGTCAGCGTCGCCTATCACGTCGTGCTGAGCGTGACCGCCGACAAGGCAGGTCAGACCGTCACCGGCGCGGTGTCGAGCTATGTCTCGGAAGACGCGAAGGCAGCAGGCAAGCAGGCTGTCGGCACCCCGATCCACGTCACCGTGTCGGGCCTGCCGGGCGCCAAGGAAAACGCGTTCACGTTCTTCGAGAACCAGCTCGTCGCCCCGCAGCCGGCCGACGCCGCAAGTCAGCCGACCGCGAATTTCGCCTACGGCGGCGCGTCGCGCTACACGTTCGCCGACGGCACGGTGGTCGCGGACGTCTAAATAAGTAATCGGTAACTGGACAGAGGCGGTGCAGAATTGTTAACATCGCCTCTTCACACCATTCCGCGAGAGAGCGACGGCATGAGTTTCGACCCGAAAGACCAGGAGAACCTGATGACCATCGCCCGAGAAGTTGCCAAGGCGACCGTTGATGAGATGGGGCAACGCCTGGACGAACGCGACAAGAAGTTGCGCGAGAGCATCGTCGAGGACGTTCGAAAGGAGCTGAAGTCCTACTTCGGCGACCAGTCGGCCTCGCAGCACATGATCGAGCACTCGCGCATTGCCAAGTTCCTTACTTGGGTCGATGGGCTCGGCAAGAGCTTCTGGAGCTCGGTCATCAGCAACGTCATCCGGTCGGCCATCGCCGGCGCATTCGCGGTTTTCGTCTACACCAAGTGGAAGGGCTAACCCCATGCGTAAGTTTTGCCTCTATTTCGGCCTGATGGGCCAGAACCTCAAAGCGCTGCTCGACGTCCGGCTCGTCCTGATGCTGATCCCGGCGCTGCTGATCCTCGCGACCGACCTGCCGGTGCTCTTCAGCCTCGGCTACGCGGTGGCGATCGTCGTCGCGATCGTGGCCGTGGCGCACTCGCTGCGCCTGCTGATCCTGCCGCACGTCAAGCTCGGCTACCTCGTGCGCGTGGCCGCGCAGTCATCGACATCGGCGGCCATCGTCTTCGCTACCGTTCTCTGCTTCATGGGCCTCATCGTGCACTCGATGGTCGCCTGGATTCAGGCCGCTGCCGGCCATGTTGCCTGACCGTGCTCCCTAAGCTCGCGTCCCTTTACGTGCCCGTGCTCGCAGCGCAGATCACCGCGCTGTGGCCCACGATGCCCGCGCCCTCGACGCTCGCCGCACAGGTCGAGCAAGAGACGTGCGTGTCGCTCACGTCAACCCGCTGCTGGAACCCCAAGACCGAGCTCAAGACGAGCCGCGAATACGGGTTCGGCCTCGGGCAGCTCACCATCACCCCGAAGTTCAACAACTTCGAGGCGGCGAAGGGCTGGGACAAGTCACTCAAGGGCTGGAAGTGGGATGACCGGTTCGATCCGACCATGCAGTTGAAGGCGCTCGTCGCCTACGACCGCAACCTCTTCAACTCGATCAAGTTCGGCGCGACGCCCGACGATCGCCTGCAGTTCACCTTCTCGGCCTACAACGGCGGGCTCGGCGGCGTCATCAACGACCGGCACGTCTGCATGGCGACCAAGGGCTGCAACCCCGAAAAGTGGTTCGGCAACGTCGAGAAGACGAGCCTGAAGGCGAAGACCGCCGTCAAAGGCTACGGCCAGAGCTTCTACCAAATCAACCGCGGCTACGTGCGCTCGATCTGGTTCGATCGGCGCCAGCGC